GAAAGCGGCATCGCGCAACTCGCGGAGCTTTTGCATTTTGTCCGCAATTTCTTCCTCGGTGTAGTCTGTGCGGAATTTCAGAGACTCAACGGGAGTCAATTCGACGAGGTTATTGTCTGCGATTCTTGCCACACTGAAGGATTGCTTCACATACTCCACAGAGAAAGGCCCGAATGGAATTGTCGTGTCGATGTCCGCCCAGATGCTACGCTCGGAGAAATGAAAGACGACTCGGATTTGATTCCCGCGCATTTCCTCGTGCATCGCGTTCATTTGTTCCTGTAGCTTTTTCCCCCATGTCCGCCAAGGTTTCTGCACAAGGATTTTTTTGCCGACAGATGGCGCAAGGATTTCATTCAAGCGCGAAAGGATTTGAGGAGCGGCAAGGTTGATTTTGTTCAGGGCTTCGATTTTGGTTTTCATTTGATTGGTTTTTCTTTTGAGTTTTTGGATCGGCGAGGGATTCGCTGATCACGAAAAAGAGACTCGCGCAGACTTGTGCGAACACCAAGAAAAATCGTAAAAATAATTTTCTCGCACACGCATTTATTTTATTGACTAGCCCACGGAACCGCACTGGATGCGGCTCTGCGGGCGATTCAATTCACGAAAAAATCTTTCAAAAACATTTGTGGAAAATCTCAGACTGTGATTTTCGGAATAAAATTTGCTCTCTGCGTAGCAGCCGCCGGAGGCTCTACTTTAGAATGATTCTAAACATTCAAAAACCATGCCAAGATCAAAAAGGAATAATCAAGAATCATGCCAACTTTCAAAGCGAAATCTGATGCAGATCAGATTGAATGCGGTTCAATTTTAATGCGTAGTCCGATCCGATTTGAGATGAATATCTCAATTGAGGAGCTTCTGACGAAGCTAGTTTAAGCTTGCAATTTTTAATCAGTCAAGCTCAAAATGTAGAAATGACTGAAAAAACTTTAGGCAGGCCAGAAATCCCATTCGATCAAGACACAGCAAAACATATCTGCGACATGATCGAATCAGGCATGACACTGAATGCAATCTGTGCGCTTCCAGATGTTCCAAGCATTCCCACAGTTTACAAATGGCTGGACAATCAGCCAGACTTCTTTCAAGACTACGCTCGTGCGAGATCAAAGCAAGCCGACACTTTCGCCGACATGGTGATGACGGAGGCGTTCAACTCACATGACGCTCAGATCGGTAGGTTACGCATCGACGCACTAAAATGGACTGCCAGCAAACTCGCACCCAAGAAATACGGGGACAAGGTAGAAATCGAGCAAACTGGACAGCAGAATTTCAAGATATCATTTTCCGTTCCTGATCGTGATACTAAGGATTCACTAAGGGAACTCGCGGCCCCGATTTCTAGGATTCAAGACGCCGAGCCGATAGAGGCTGAGATTGTGGAATCCGAATAGATAACGAGACACAATCTCAGCGCGGGCTTTTGCTATACCCGAAAAGGGAGAATCCGGCTATATTCCTCGGAAGTATACCAGATCGGGAGTTGCTTCAATCTGTCGCATTTCGCTAGGTTCAAGCATATGCGCCTCATCGCATATTTTGCAGGTATTCACTAGAGCGTATATTTTCGTTGGATAAAAACCAAGTTATATGCTGGCATCTAACGAGGTTTTTATCGGGAACAATCTCACGGGAATTTCTCCCGAATCTGGTATTTTTACCGATCAGTAAAAGGCGCCATTTGATGCCAATACGGCGCCGAGGCTGGCACTGGTTGACTCCATTTGAATCTGTGGCATCATCCACGCCCCTATGTCCAAGAAAACCAAGACCGAACTAGAGATTTTATCCCATGCCTATTCCAGGACCCCCACGCCCGAAAACGCCGACCTTCTCATCAAGACGCTGCAGGACGCGCTAAAAAGCCGAGAAGATAGCATCGCCGAACTAGAAAAGGGAGTCCGCACACTAGAGCTTTTTTTAGCTGAAAAAACCAATTGCGTAGAGAAGAAACCATGATAATGGGGGAGCCTATGAAATACGAAACACACCGCGAATTTGTCCGCAAACTTTGCAAACCCGGCTCTGTCATCGCCGAAGAATTAACGCCAGACGATTGTCACCGCCTGCACATGGCAATTGGAATCAGTGGCGAAGCTGGCGAGTTGCTGGATACAGTAAAGAAAGCCACAATCTACCGCAAACCGTTAGACATTGCCAACATCGTCGAAGAGTGTGGTGACTTGCTTTTCTATATTTCGGGAATGCTGGACTCTATCGGCGTTGATATCGAATCCGCGATGGCCGCGAATGTGTCGAAACTCTCGATCCGATATGGAAAAAGCTACAGCGACAAATCAGCCATTGAACGACTCGACAAGATGCAGAGCCTAGATAAAGACCACGGATCAGAGATCAAAGACCCGGAGATTGAAACAGATGAGGATTTCGACGAAGTAATTCCTCGTGCCTGTAGCCTAGAAGATGAAGAGTGTGAATCCTGCCAATGAGTGACAAATCACAAGAATACTGGGAAGGTTTCGCCGATGGTCAACGCGACATCGAAAGCCAGTTAGAAATTGAGGAAACCCACATTGAGCCGAATGAGTTTATTCACAAACTGGATTTGTATGCAGGTTGGCTGATGGGTTTGATTCAAAACAATGGGAGCAATGAAATCGACGACGAAGGCGCGCCGATATATTCAAATTATTCTGATGCTACCATTGCCGGAATCGCCGCCGCTTTCACCTATGCTCGTTTGCTTCGCGTTGTTTCCGCTTGCATTTTCAGACTGAATCAAAAAGATTTCACGGAGGAGCATTTTCACCACGAACTGAATCATGCATTGAACATGATGGAACAAGGACTGAATATATATGAAGATTGAAAAACAAATTACAGAGCTAGGCGGAAAATACTACAACTTGATAGGCCCAGAGCATCACAAGGATAAAGATTGCCATTGGACTATTGAGACGAAGTGGAGTTATGGAAACGATCCTGTTTTCATCGTGGAACATAAGGGATATTTACACGAAACGGAGCGATCCACTTTTGACAAATACGAAACCGCTTTGATTTTCCTCCGCGATGAATTGAAAGACGCGATAGAGATTGAGGAATCCACGCAACAAATGAACGACAGCATTAGGTTTCCAGATGACATTCCCGGTGAGTTGCGAGCGTTTGAACTATGAATTGGAGCGAATATGCGCTAGAGTTGGCGACGATTGCCGCAAAGAAAAGCAAAGACCCATGGCGTCAGGTTGGAGCTTGTTTGCTTCGCCATGATAACACAGTTGCAGGAATTGGATACAATGGCTTTCCCGCTGGAATGCGCGAAGATTGGATTGATCGAGACAAGCGAAGGCTCTACATCGTCCACGCCGAGCAAAATGCATTGCGTTATGTGAAGCCAGATGAATGCGCTTTGATTGCTATCACGCTTTTGCCCTGCAATGATTGCTTGCGTTCTATTGCATCTTATGGAATCAAGAAAGTAGTTTACCGCGAAATATACGACAGAGACATCACAAGTATTGCATTGGCGCAAGATTTCGGAATAAAACTAATCAGAATATGAATAAATACATAGTGCAAACACAACAGCCTGCGAACATCGTGCAGGAATTTATAATCGAAGCAGAAAGTGAATCAGATGCTCAAGAAATGGTTCAGATCATGATCAGCAACGGAGAATTGCCAGAGCCTAGCTATACGGCAACGGAAGTTTGCGGAAGGCCCGAAGTTTTCAGCATTTCAGAACTATGAGACACCGCTACCACTGCATCGGACTTCCCCATACAGTAACCTCGAAAGAGTTCAATGCTTGCGCATATACTCAGAAGGTGGTGAAGTTTGGCAAGATGATGGTTGAGCGAGGCCATGAAGTCATTCACTACGGCCATGAGGATTCAGATTTAATCTGCACGGAGAATGTGCCAGTTTTGACGAACGATGATTTTAAGAAAAGCTATGGCTCGCATGATTGGAGGAAAACATTCTTTAAGTTCAACACGAACGATCACGCCTATCAGACTTTCTTCAAGAACGCTATTCGTGAGGTAGGAAAGAGGAAGAAGAAGAATGATTTCATTCTGCCGTTCTGGGGTTCAGGAGTGAGGCCAATTTGTGACGCTCATCAAGACATGATTTGCGTTGAGCCGGGCATTGGATATGCTGGGGGGCATTGGGCAAGGTGGAAAGTGTTTGAATCATATGCAATATACCATGCCTATTATGGAATGTCTGCCGTTGGTTCATGCAAACAGGACTGGTATGATGTAGTGATTCCAAATTATTTCGATGAAGAAGATTTTGAATTTAACCATAAGAAAGAAGATTATTTCCTGTATCTTGGCAGGGTTTATTCTGGCAAAGGCGTTGATGTTGCGATTCAAGCTACTGAAAAGGCAGGGGTTAAACTCGTCATTGCAGGACAGAAAGAAGAAGGATATAAGTTACCAGACCATGTTGAATATGTCGGATATGCCAGTGTGGTAAAGCGCAAGGAATTGATGGCAAATGCGAAGGCTAGTTTTGTTCCTAGCCAGTATATTGAGCCATTTGGAGGTGTCCAGATTGAGAACTTGCTTTGTGGAACTCCAACGATAACGACAGACTGGGGTAGTTTTGCAGAGAATAATTTGCATGGCATCACAGGATTCCGATGCAGGACGATGGGTGACTTTGTGGATGCGATCAACAACATTGATGACATCAAGCCGATAGATTGCAGGAAGTGGGGCGAGAATTTCCGATTAGAGAAAGTTGCTCCGATGTATGAGAAGTATTTTAGCGATGTTTTAGATGTCTACAAGGGCCAAGGCTGGTATGCTGATGGCAATGGATTGTATGCAGGAATGAAGAATTACCCATGAACTATATTGTTTTAGGTGTTGTAATTTATTGTATTATTCTATATTATATTGAACATGAAAGCGATCCTAGAATTTAATAAAATTTAATTATTATGAAAGCAAACCTTGACTTTATTTGCTAATTCAATTATATTTTATGAATGCATGGTATTTATATAATAACATCTCCAACAGGAAGAAATTATGTTGGGCAATCAGTGAATATCAATCAAAGATGGATGCACTACAGGCTATGCGATTGCAGAGATCAGCCTAAACTTTACAATTCATTTATAAAATATGGAGTAGAAAATCATAAATTTTCCGTCATTGAAGAATGCGAAATAGAAATACTAACTGAAAGAGAAAGATATTGGCAGGAATATTATGATGTAATAAATAAAGGATTGAATTGTAAATTTGTCACAACATTAGACAAAACCGGTTTCTTTTCAGAGGAAACAAGAAAAAAAATTAGTGAATCATTAAAAGGAAAAGTGAGAAGAAAAGGCTATAGACATTCAGAAGAGACGAAAAGAAAAATAGGATTATCAAATAAAGGAAAGAAAGCAAAAGGGTTTACAGGAAAACATTCCGAAGAATCAAAAAGAAAAATGAGCGAAAGCAAAAAGGGAAAAGTTCTTACAGAAGAACATAAGGAAAAGTTGTCAAAAGCAATGAAAGGAAAACCAAGCAAACTAAAAGGAAGAATTTTTACAGAAGAAGAAAGGCGAGTAGCATATAAAACAAGAATGGGTAAAAGAAAAAAGAAAGGAAAAAAATGCAGGCTCAATTAATTTTTAATCTACCCGAAGAACAAGACGACCATGCTTATGCGTTGGCAGGATTAGATGCGTTACTTGTCATTAGCGACTTGGAAAACGAGATCAGAAGCAAACTGCGTTATGACTCTGGCGAGTTTAAAGAGTTTAATGTTGAGTGTTATCATGATGACGGGAACAAATCTAATCGCCGAGTAAGGGGTTGCGATGATACACTTGAGCAAGTGTGGAATGTATTGCTTCGATTTAAGCAAGAAAGGAATTTGCCAGAGCTGACATGATTGGCGGAAGCGTAAATAGAACGATCAAGTTAGCCGAGGAGATTCGGGAAGAGGCTGACAGGGATGAAGATGTTGGAATCGTGTATGCGGCAAAGCATATCATTCTAAATGCGGCATCTGTGAAGGGAAAGGTCGAATTGGATATACCAAAAGCGAAGGAAATAGTGAAGAACTATGTCCAGAGCTTGCTAGATGCAGACCAGTTTGAAGCAGCGGCAACGATTCTTTGGGGGCCACAAGTCTATGATTGGAGGCCAATGTCCAGTCAAAACACATGGAGATGTTTGT